AATGGACTATATTAGACCAAACTGGGAAAACTTATGGATCCCGCCAAATCCGGGAGATCCAGGATCATGTATTGGAGCAGTGTTGGCTTCGGAAAAGAAACATATTGACTTTAATCCAGAAGTATGGTATAATAGCAAGTAATATAAAGGATCGCTGAATGACAAAACAAAATAGAGATTATGGTTATGATGTACAAAAAGTATATCTAGAAATGATGCTGAGTGATGCACAATCATTTGTGCGTTGTCAGACAATCTTTGACCATTCTTTGTTTGATAGAAAACTACAAAACGCCGCGGAATTTATTAATGAATATGTTACAAATCATAATGCATTACCTACAGAAGATATGGTCAATGCTAACTGTAAAACAGATTTAAAGATTCCTACAGGATTACGTGAAGAACACTATGATTGGTTATTGCAAGAATTTGAAACGTTTACTAGACATAAAGGTTTAGAAAGAGCAATCCTTGAAAGTGCTAACTTACTTGAAGAAGGTAACTATGGTCCTGTAGAAGAAAAAATTAAGAATGCAGTCCAAGTAGGACTAACAAAAGATCTAGGTACAGATTACTTTGAAGATCCTAAAGCAAGACTTATGGGACTTAAAGATAACAACGGACAAGTAAGCACAGGTTGGAAGACACTTGACAGGAAACTGTTTGGTGGATTTAATAGAGGTGAACTGAATATCTTTGCAGGCGGTTCGGGTGCAGGTAAATCTTTGTTCTTGGCTAACTTAGGAGTAAACTGGGCACTCAACGGAATGAATGTTGTGTATCTAAGTTTTGAGTTAAGTGAAGCACTTGTAGCAATGCGTATTGATAGTATGGTAACTGATGTTCCAACTAAAGAAATTTTTAAAGATCTTGACGGCGTTGAAATGAAAGTTAAACTAATTGGTAAGAAGTCTGGAGCATTCCAAGTCAAGTATATGCCAAGTGGTAAAAATGCAAACGACATTAGAAGTTACGTAAAAGAGTATGAAATTAAAACAGGTAAAAAGATTGATGTATTATTAATTGACTACTTAGACTTGATGATGCCAATGAGTAGAAAAGTGTCACCGAGTGATTTGTTTATTAAAGATAAATTTGTATCAGAAGAATTACGTAATCTTGCAATGGAAACGCAAACTGTATTTGTAACTGCATCACAATTGAACAGAGGTGCTGTTGAAGAAATTGAATTTGATCACTCGCACATCTCAGGTGGTTTGAGTAAGATTCAAACAGCAGATAATGTGATTGGTATCTTTACTAGTAGAGCAATGCGTGAACGAGGACGTTATCAGATACAGTTAATGAAAACAAGAAGTTCAAGTGGCGTTGGTAGTAAGATTGATTTAGAATTTGACGTTGACAGTTTACGTATTAGAGATCTTGAAGAAGACGATGATACAAACTCATATGGTACATCTAAAGCAGGATCAAGTATATTATCAGGACTACAAAGATCATCAACAACATCAAGCGATACTGAAACTATTGAACCTAATGAAGGTGCTCCAGTTAAGAAAGTAAAAGCAGATGTTGACAGCACTAAGTTACGTGAATTCTTAGGTAACTTAGGCAATGACTAAATCGTAAAGATAAATATTTTTGTACAAGGGAGTATGAAGTGTCTGATACACTTGTTCTAAATGCCGATGCCAAACCTTACAGTGTTTTACCATTGTCAACTATCACGTGGCAAGAATCAATCAAATATCTAGTTTTAGAAAAAGTTACAGTACTCGAATGGTATGACGATTGGCTAGTAAGTTCTATGGAATGGGAAACTCGTGTTCCTGCTGTAGTTATGGTTAAGAAGTATGTGCGTAAAAATTCTAGTGTACGCTTTACTAAATTTAATATGATGTTGCGGGATAGTTTTACTTGTCAATACTGTGAAGAAGTGTTACATCGAAATATCTGTACTATGGATCATGTCGTTCCTGTAAGTAAAGGAGGTCGAACTACTTGGACAAATGTAGTTACAGCCTGTGGACCTTGCAATGTAGCAAAAGGCGATAAACTACATCCAAAACCAATTCGTCAACCTTTTAAGCCTACCTACTATGATCTAGTTAAAAATAAAGAACATCTACAGTACAAACTAAAACACGAAAGTTGGAAAAACTTTATTTTTTAGTTGTTCAAGGGTAAAAATGCCCCTATGCGACAGACGTCTTAAATGCATGAAAATCACCCCTAAATGGCTCTTATTTGCCGACTTAAGGAGTTTTACTATACAATGTATATCAAACAGGGTTTTATGCGAGTAACGGTGTTTTAACCGCTTTTAAGACGCCTATTATATATGTATATAAGTACTAGTATGATTAAAGATTTTATAGGTGTGTTTGACAATCAACTCGATCCAGAGTACTGTCAAACTGTAATTGATTACTATCACCAACAAGAAGGAACACGTATACTTACACGCCAAACTGCTAACGAGCAAGCACCAAAGATGAACAAGGACGGTGCGATGCTATATGATGAAGGTGAGTCTGGTACGTTTGCTTTAAGTATGAACAAACTGCTAGAGCCTTACTACAATGCTCTTCAAAATTGTATACTAGATTATACACAAGAATTTGGTGTGTTCGAAAATCTTAATCCAATTCAAATATCACATTCGATTAAAATACAACATACCCGCCCTACAGAAGGATATCATATTTGGCACTGTGAACACGCAAGTCGCGATACAGGACAACGTGCTTTATTGGCTATGGCTTATTTGAATACTGTAAAAGAAGGTGGTGAAACAGAGTTCTTGTATCAAAGCAGACGCATACCTGCGACACAAGGAACTATTATGATTTGTCCTGCAGGATTTACTCATACACATAGAGGCAATCCTCCACTAAGTGGTGACAAATATGCTATCACCACTTGGTTGGAGTTTACTCACTGATTACCAGTTATTGGTAGATTTAGTAGACTGATGTCCTAAGATTTTATCTTTGTTAGGACCATGCTTTACTACATAACCAGAAGTACCATTGGCATTTACTTCCACCTCATGACGAGCCTTCCATAATTCCATTTCTTTCTTTTTACGTAGTTGTTGCTCAGAATATTGCTTGAGCATAAATGAGTGTCTATCCATGTCACCCTCCTTTTTAAAGTTAGGTGCGTTCCTTCGACATAGTGTCTACTTCCAAGCGTATTGCTCGAACGTATTAGTATTTAGCATAGCAGGTATGTGTTTTGGTAATATTATATATGTTAGTAGCAATACTTTCCGGACTTAATCTTGATTACTTCTTGAAGTGTACGTAAAGATCGTTTACTGTAGTACCGAAACTGGTAACACGAATCTGACTGGTGCCACCGTTTTTAGTATTTTCAACGGCTTTGGCATTGGTAGCGTTTTGATTTGCTACTCCACTATCAACTTCTAAATCACCGCCTGAACTATTAGTAAAGAATACGTAGATTTCTTTGCCGGCTGTGATATTAGTATACGCAACTGTGACTGTCTCACCTGTGATAGTAGCATGAACATACTTGTCAGTGGCAAAGTTAATGGTAAGTGTTTCGCCTGCGCCAAAAGACCCTGCTTCTCGTGTTGTGTATACAGTATTGGTTGCGGCAATAGTACCGTTAGTGTCACGGGCAACAACCTTTGATGCTGTGTTAGTTGTGGTAGCATCTACAGCAAATGTAATAACTCCACTACCATCGTAGTTGCCACCTGTTAGATAGTTGCCTGGACTTAATGCGTTTAAGTTAGATCCCAGTGCTACTCCGCTGATGGTTGAGTTGGCTAACTTGTTGTTGGCTATACTTCCTGCCAACATAGTGTTGGTAACCGTGCCTGTGTCTGTAGTGTAAACACCATTAGTCACTGTGTCAGCATTACCAGTTAGATCGCCTATGAATCCTACATCACTGTTTACACCTGCGGCTCGGAGATCCAATACAGAAATTCTGTTGCTGGCTGTATCCCCCACAGGAGTCACAAAGAATCTCATTTCACTGCCCTGTGCTGTGGTAGTGTGATCTTCAAGTGTGCTGATACGTATTTGTGCCATTGACACATTGCCCATCCCAGCGTCTGTGGCTCCGGTAAAGTTGATGCGGGCGATGTGTTCTCCGCTTAATACCTGTGTTGGTGTAATCACACTACCATTGTAGCGGCGGAACACATAACTGCTGTAGTCGCCTAATGTGTCGTGATAGACTCGTGTGGGTA